GACACTAGTACCAAACTTGCGTTAGATTCTAAGAATGAAGTGACCGTTGATACGAGGGTTATGGGACTGGGTGGATTAGAGGAAACATCCTTTACCTACTTAGCGACTATTTCTAATTATCTTCGCAGTACACAATGGCTTTCTACACAGACACCTGGAACTAAGTTAACAAGTATCAGAGCATGGCCTTTGCATCGCGTTGCACACGGTACTCTAGTAGCTTCAGCTTATCCGTCTTACAGCCTTCCGACATTTGATTTCCTATATTGGACTGGAACCTTTGTCTTAAAATTTAGATAGTGTGTTCCTCTTTCCACAAAGGAAGACTGCAGATAGTGTATGATCCAAATAACACAAACGCAGCACCGGAGGCAAATATCCAGCACACGTATATTATGGATATTTCTGACACGAAAGAGTTGGTAATTGATATTCCATGGTCACAATCAAGGACATTTCTGAGTACACCTTTTGGATGGCCATCGCAAGCCATCACCGATACAGGGTTGGATTCCACCGGAACAAGTCCATTTGCCAACGGGCAGATTGCAATTTACGTTTTGAATGAGTTAACCGTGCCGAGTTCCACGACACAACCTATTGAAATAAATGTCTATGGTAGTTTTAAAGATGATTTCAAGGTTATGTGTCCAGAACGATCTTATGGAGCTTCGGTGTTTAGGAACTTGACAACACAAGCAGGAATGAGCGATTGTGCTGATGATTGCCAGATGCCCAATGATACAGCAGTTGAGTATTCTGCTGGAGGAGATCAACGGAGTGATAATCAATTGAAAGTATTTGCGGGTGAAAGCATTACGTCGTTTAGAGCACTATGGAAGAGGCCAGCACTATTATACATATTACCCAAGAACACGGTGGCGAATACATTATCAACTTATGTTTTTCCAATTCGGCCAAAGCCACGAGGCACCGTACCTACTTTCACGAATTACAATCAGGTGAATAATAATGGGTTATCTTTGATATCATATGCTTATGCAGGGTGGAGAGGATCTATAAGGTACAAATGCATCACACAGGCACCACGAACACAAGTGTCCATATATTGCGGTAATTTCAAGACTTTAGGTTTTTCTGCAAGTGGCAAGACAATATC